ACCCTCCACCCCTGCGCTGCTTCCCCTCGCGGGTGTTGTATCCGCGCCGACCCGGACCCTGGCAGGTTACTTCAGGCGCCTGGGAGGCGACGATGCCTGTCCTGACCCGGCTGCGGGAAAACTGAAGCAGAAGGCACATCGCCCGAGCGTCAGCCATGCAATTCAGCACCGCCCGGCTCAGCCCTCAACTGCTGGAGATCCGGCTGCCCTACAGCAGCCTTAACCAAACAGCAACCTTCTTCCTTGCCAGTGATATACACCTGGACAACCCGAAGTGCAATCGGGCATTGCTTACTAAGCACCTCGATGAAATGAAGCGGCGCGATGGTGCCGCTCTTTTTTTCGGTGACGTGCTCTGCATGATGCAGGGCAAGTACGACAAGCGAAGCGATAAGGGAAGCATCCGGCCGGAGCACCTTGGCGGCAATTACTTTGATCTGGTGTTCCGTGAGTCTGCCGATTGGTTGAAGCCGTGGAGCGATCGCATCCTGCTGATGAGCGACGGCAACCATGAAACCGCCGTGATCAGCCGAAACGAGATCGACCCGCTCGAAAACGTGGTGCGGTTGATGCGTGATCAGGGCAGCCCAGTTGAGCACATGGGCTATCAGGGTTATGTGCGGTTTGTGTTCTCCAAGGAGGGCAAGCAGCGAGTGCGGCGCTGCACGCTGTTCTTCCATCACGGCGCCTGGGGCGGCATTATCACCAAGGGCACCATGGGCGGTAGCCGGTACTCCAGCATCGCCCCGGATGCCGACCTGCTGGTGAACGGCCACAACCATGAGCGCACGATTACAGCGCATCCCTGCTATCGAGTCGCGAACAATGGCCAAGTGTGGATAGAGCAGCGCTGGCACTTGCAGACCGGCACCTACAAGCAGGAGTTTGGCGGCACCGGCGGCTGGGCTGTGGAGCGGATCGTGATGCCCAAAAGCCTCGGGGGGATCTGGCTGGAGCTGCAGCCCCGCGATCAGGGCGGTGTTGAAATCCGCTGCACTCCAGCATCATGAAACCACGTATCCGGGTGCTGGTTCAGCAGTGCGTTGAGGAGGGGGCGGTTGCTGGTTATCGCAGGGCACACAAGCACACCGACAACCCAGGCGCCGATCGGATCGCTGAAATGATCTCCAACGAGATCATGGGCCGGCTGCACGATTGGTTCACATTCGATGATTTTGAGATAATCTGAAAGCTGGCATCCCTGGAAAGCCTACGCTAATCTTTACCAATCACTGTCCCGATAGGGGCTAGGCTTCGGCGGGACCGCAATCCGCATCCCTGCCGCACTTGCCATGGACTTCGCCTTCTACCGATTCCTGGAGCGGCTTAACCTCAACTTCCGCCGCCTCACCTCCACCATGTCTGCCCTCTCTAATCGCGTCGCCTCCGTCCTGCAGTTCCTGCAGGGCGAAAAGGGTGCGCTCGCCAACGAACTGGCCGCCACCAAGGAAGCCCTCGCGGCTGCCCTGGCTGACGATGCCGCCGATGATGCCGCCATTGCAGCCGCTGAGGCTGACGCCGCCGCCGCACGCCTCCAGGCCGACTCTGCCGCCCGCCAGGTGGCTGAGCTGCAGCAGCTGGCCGAAGAAGACGCCGCTGAGGATGCCGCGATCAGCGCCGCCCTCGATGCCGTCGAGCATCCGGTGAACCCCGAGCCCGTCGAGCCCGTCGAGCCCGTCGAAGCTGAGCTTGTTGACGCCGAACCTGAAGCCTCCCTCGAGGCAACGGAACCGGCCGAACCTAACGCTGAGCCCCTGTCCTGATCTACACACGGCCCAGACCCCTCCTGTCTGGTTTTCAGGAAGCACAAGGCCCCAGCTGGTTACCGGGGCTTTTTCATGCCCTTCCCCTACTCATCCCCCACCGGCCGGCCCTGCGAGATCAGCAGCGCCCGGTAGGCCTCCATCAGTTTCTGCAGGTTCTGATGGCACAGACAGGAGCCACCGGAGCAGATCCGCCACAGGCGCTGCCCCGGTCGCTCGTCTGCGGTCACCACTTGCAGGAGACCGTCAGTGGCCACGGCATCAGGATCAGGCGGTCTGATCGAATACGGTCTGAACGTTGCCCAGCACGGCCAGGCTGAAGCCGTACTTGGCCAGGGCGCCAGCATCGCCCTCTTCCTGTACCGAGCCGACGCGGGCGTAGCACAGCTTCTTCTCGGTGGTGCCGCCAGGTCCGACGCGCAGGTACTTCACCGCCAGCTTCTCCGACACGCCGAAGGTGTCGAGGATCTGCAGGAACTTGTGGTCGATGGCCTTGTGAACCGTCATGCCCTTAAAGGCAGCGCTGCGGGCGTTGTTGATCCCGAATGAGATAGCACTGCCGCGGGTCACCTGGTCGTGGGTGATCACGCTCTCATCGTTGGTGTTGTTGGAAAGCGGGCTGCCGGTGATGTTCAGCAGCTGGATCGGCTTGGCCGTGCCATCGAGGGCATAGGCGCTGACCGGGGTGACGCTGCCGCCGCAAGCCGCCGAGGCGATGTTGCTGCCGGTAAAGGCGAAGCTCACTGAGAAGGGGGCGGTGGTGCTGACTGCGGTGACGGTGAAGGTCGCATCATCCACTGCAGCGAATGCGGCATTGCTGAGCGTGCTCACGTAGATTTTGCCACCCACCGACACGCCAGGAGCGGTGCTGAGCGTCAGGGTCACCACGTTGCTGGCGAGGGCGGCATTGGTGACGGTCTTGGCGCCTGTGCCGGCCAGGATCTCAAAGGTGCTGCCCTCGCCACTGGCGCTGATCAAGCCGATCCCCGAGAGCGCCTGGGAGGTGTCGAGCCAAGTGCTCAGCAGTGCGCCCTGATTGGCCGCTGCGGTCACCGCATCCTCCAGCGTGATTGCGCTCATCCGCAGGGGCACCACGTAATGCTGGTAGTCCAGCTGCGCGGCGTAATCGATGTTCGTGGTGGACATTGCGGGCCGGGAGGTCTCTACGGGCAGTTTTCCCGCCCCGTGATGGCCAGCACTGAACCGCCCTGAGCAGCCGCCAGCGCCCGGCCTTCCACGGCATCGGCGGGCACCCGAAGCCACAGCACCTCCCCGCCCTCAGACGCAAACTCACGCGCCTGCCCCGCAGCAGAGCGCATTGCGATCAGGAACCCGCCCCAGTGGCCACCATCGACCCGGTGCGGCGCCAGCAGCAGGGCATCCTCAGCCGCCCAGCACAGCCGCGGCGGTGGGGCTGTGCCTTCCCCCTGCCCGGCCAGATCGGCAAACCACGGGCCGTTCATGGCGAAGGCAGGCAGCAGGTTCCGCTTCAGCAGCGCCAGCAGTGCAGCACCGGCCTCGCTCGGTGGGCGCGGGTTCTCGGCAACGTCCGCCCAGAAGCAGAACTCCCGCAGCTGGAACGGCTCAGGTCGGGCCTCGCGGTTGCGGTTGGCCTCCGCCTGCAGCATCGCCAGCTGGGCGCTGCTCAGCTCTTCCCGGTGAAGCCGTCGGCGCTCGGCTGCTTCGCCTTCCTGGAGCGCCTGGAGGACGTAGCCGCCAGGGAGCGAACCGAACCGCTCGCGGCTGAACTCGAGGGCGCTGGGCCAGAGGCGGCGGCATTCCCAGAAGGCCCGTCCCCAGTCGGGTCGGTCGCATTGGATGTCATCGCCTCGCTGAGCTTTCCCAGCGCTTCCTCCAGCAGGCGCATCTGTTCGGCCGGATCAGCGGCCGGCACGCCCGCCGCTTCCTCCTGCTGCTCGAACGCGAACAGCAGGTTAAACAGGCCCGGCGGCAGCTTGGTGGTCTGCTCATCGCTCCATTCAGGCCGCACCCGCTGCAGGATCACGGTTACCGAACGGATCGCGACACGGTTGGAGAGTGCCCGCGCCTGCTCCAGGAAGGGGCCGATGATGCCCGCGTGAGCGATCTCCACCTCCTGCTCCTCCTCGCTGGCTGGCGTGCCCTTGGCGCCCAGATCCTGCGCATGGAGGCGGGTGAGCAGGCCATAGCACCACCGGGGGCTGCGGCCTTCTGCAGCCTGGCTGAGGGCCACGCTGGCGGCGGTGACGAGCCGATAGAGGGCATTGGTGGGATCGACGGCGCGGATGTGCTGCAGCTCATCCACCGTGAGGAACCCCAGGCGGGGCAGCTCCATGGTGCCGCCGTTCCATTCGATCACCTCTACGGCCTGCTCTGGCGCCTGCGGTGGCGTCTGCCAGGGGAGTTGCTGAAGGATCACGAAAGGCGCTGCCAGTTACTGATGAATTGTGCCCGAAATGCCTCCTCGTAGTCGTAGGGCTCAATGCCGGGCACCCGCACGCGGCCGAGCACTGCATCGGTCCATGGGCGTGCCGGCAGGTTGACCAGCGGCCGGGACTTGTCGCCCCATGGGTGGATGTTGGCGCCGTAGTGAACGGCGGTGGCATAGCCCACGGCCCACCGGAAGGTGCAGAGGGATCCGCTCACCTGAAAGCTGTTGGAGGCCCGGAGGGTGCCCAGGTCCACGATGTTGCGGGGGCTGCCCACTCGGATCCCCTGCGTGCGGCTGCCATCGCGGCGGAAGGAGCCGCTGCGGATCGTCTCCCGCGGCCAGTCCCAGGCCTTGGTGCCAAGGGCATCCTGGAAGGCGCTGTTCAGCTCCGGGAACACGGCGCGAGCGGCGGCATCAGCAGCACGACCCGAGCGCACGGCGATGTTGGGCGTGATCTGCACGGTGGCCCTGGTGCGCAGCCTCATCGGCCCGCCGCGAAGGTGCCGCTGAACTCGTCGCCAGCTTCGGCCCGGATCAGCGCATCAATGCCGCCGACACCTGAGAGGGTGGCGATCGTGATCCAGCCGCGCTCGCCCTCGGTGGTGGCGGGCAGGTTCTCGATGGCGCCGATGATCGCCTCCAGCTTCTCGCCACGGGGCAGGCCGGTAGGCCGCAGGCCGGTATCGGTCCAGACCCAAGCGGTGCCGGCATCAAGCCAGCCGGCGCCAGCGGGCACCACGGCCCAGCGGGTGATGTTCCCCTCCAGGTTCGCGGCGCCGATGTTCCGGCCGCCGCTGGGCTGCTCACCGCTGGGGCCGGTCAGGTCAGCGAAGGCTTCGATCACCACCAGGTCAGTGGTGGGGTTCATGCCGTCGCGGAGGCTGGCGAGCGCTGCGGTGGGACGCTTCCAGAGCATCCGGCAGTTGGCGAAAGGGGCGAAGGGGGTGGCCATGGGTCAGTAGGCCGGCTTGGGCTTCCCTTTGGTGCCCTTGGCGCCTTTGCCGCCTTTCTTCCCGCCCTTGCCGGTGTAGGGCTTGTTGCCGTGGGGTTTGTTGCAGTTCATGGGTCAGCTCCTGATGAGGGTGGCGCCGCCGCCCATCACCGGCTGCGGGGCGACGCGAGGCAGGTTGAGGGCGGTGGCGATGCGGGCGATCAACAGGCCCATGCGCTCCTCACGCTGGCCCTGTGCGGTGGCCCTGGCGCCGCTGCCGAAGCGATAGCGGGCCTTCAGCAGGTCGGTGTTCCAGGAGAGCTTGCCGGCCTGGCTGAGCTGCTGCGCTCGGGTGGGGCTGGTGCCAGGAATCGGCCCCTCGTATTCCTCAGCGTTGCCCAGGTGGGCGGTGCCGGCATCCACCGCGTCAGCCTGCGCTTCCTCCAGGGTGAGCACCTCGTCGATGTAGGCCTGAATCTGCGCCACGGTGGAGGGGCTGACGCTGGCGACGCTGTTCATCTGCTGGCTCAGCTCCACCATCGGCACTTCCGAAGCGGGCCAGCCGATCCAGGAGCGGATCAGGTCGCGATCGTTGCGGGCGCTGGTGTTGTTGGGCCGCCAGAGCGCATTGAGGGTTGGCAGTGCCATGGATCAGGGCTCAGGCTGCTGTCAGTTTTCCCGCAGGCGCCGGAACGCCGCGGCGCTGGCCGTGGAGGTTCGCCAGCCAGTACCGGTCGCTGGGGTCCATGGCGTTGGTGAGCGCCCGGAGCATGGAAGTGCCCTCTTCGGGCTCCGCATCGGCGAGGATCCGCAGGCCCTGCGTGGTGGCCGCTGCATCGCGGCTGTCGATCGCCACGGCGATGCCCTGGATCAGGCGGAGGCTTGGGGGGCGGGTGGTGGTGGGGGTTGCGGGCATGGGGGGATTGTGGGGGGGG